TTATTTATTTGCAAGTACTTTACCCATATTAGTAATTGCTGCATTTACTTCCTGTTTCATTTCATCTGTTACATGAGTGTAAATAGCAAGTGTAGTACGTGGTTCATTGTGGCCAACACGTTCCATAATAGCTTTTAGAGGAACATTAGATTCAGCAAGAATAGAAATATGAGTATGTCTAAAGGTATGGGTGCTTACTGGTTTTGGGAAATCAAGTTTTTTTATAGTACGATTTACATAATGTAGATCATATGGCAATCCACCATCCGTAACAAAGATATATCCTAAATCAGCAAATTTAGATTTCCATAATCGCCTTGCTTGATTGGCGGTTATAAAATGATTAATAATCTGTACGGCTCTTGCATCTAATTTTACTTTACGGATAGAATGAACATTCTTTGGTGGCAATCGCATAGCAGGGTCTGAAAAACTACCACGATTAGACAAAGTAGCGTTTATATCTATTACAGCATTTTCAACATCGTAGTCTTGAGTGCGTAATGCTACCATCTCACCAAATCTAAGACCAGTTAAAGATTGAAACTCACATAATAGGGAAACATGATGATTGATAGTATCTAATTGTGATAGTAAATCTTTTAGTTCATCTTTTGTTAGGAATTTAGAACGTTGTTTCTTGATGCGGTCTACATCCGCTACTGGTTTTTGTAATTCGATATTGTCTAAGAATGAAATATCACGGATGTACTCCATTCGTCTTGCGTATTTTAATGACTGCCTAATTAGGCTAAGAGCAAGCTTCGTGTAGTTGTATGAATACTGGCAAGCAAATTTATCAAAGGTGCTTTGGATAATATATGGTGAAAGTTTAGAAAGTAATATATCAGCAGGGAACCATTTCATAATTTGCTTGTGAAGATTATCCATACTATATTGTGTAGACGATTTTCTAAAGGCACGTTTAGATTCTAAATATTCAGATACAACATTATTCAATGTCATATCTTTGGCAATATCTGTATTAGTGGCCAAGTCAATTTTATTTTGTAATTCAGCTTGTGCGATTTTGTAGGCTTGCCTACTATTACTAGTCAATGTAACAGATATTCTTTTTGTTTTACCACTATACGGATCCACATAGCGTTCTTGAAATTTATATTTAGTAATACCAGCTTTGGTAGTTACAGTTTCACACCACATTAAAAATACCTCCTAGGCTAAAAAATGGTATAAGAAATAAGCCTTAGAGGTATGGTATAATATAAATATGCGGTGTCTCTAAGGCATCAAGCCTCTATCTAGTAGTAGCTAGATAGGGGCTTTTTTATTTTGTCTAATATTTTTCTGTATATTGGACTATTTAAAAATATAGTCCAATATAATGAGATATATTGGACTATAAAAATATATAGTCTAAAAAAGATTAAAATATTAGACTTAACTATCTATAATACTTAATAATTTTGGACAAATAAATGTTCTGTTTTTAGCTTTATCTGAACTAATTAAAATATCTTGATCTACCATTTTATTCAAAAGTGTAAATACAGTTTGCTTACTAGCATTGATTTCTTCGATAAGTTGTTTACTTGTAAATATAGGATGCTGAAAAATAAAGTCTAAAATTGGAATGAAGTAATATGATTTTATAGAATCACCTAAAGATTTAAACTGTTCATATAAAGCTAAAATATTTAAAGCTTTCTTGGTATTGTTATGGGATTCAGCAATTATGCCACTTAGGAAAAAATAAATCCAAGATACCCAGTTATTACTTTTAGAAATATTGGCTAAATTATGAATATACTCATCACGATTACGTTCGAAATAAGAGCTCATGTAGAATATGGGAGATGGAATAATTCCACGATAATAAAAGAATAGAGGAATTAGCAATCTGCCTATACGTCCATTACCATCTTCAAATGGATGGATCATTTCAAATTGTGCATGAATAATAGCTGCTTGAATTAATGGATTTATCTCATCATGGTGGAAATACATTTCTAGATTAGACATATAAGAATCTGTTAGTTGTGGAGAAACAGGTGTATAAGAAATAAAATCATATCCACCGATATAGTTTTGTAGTTTTTTAAAAGCACCAGGATGTTTTGTAGACCCACGAACATTATCTAGGAGAATGGCATGCATTTCTTTAATAATTTTTATTGTTAATGGTTCTTTACTATTGGGATTTGATAATTGATTATATGGTGAAATAGTATCTAATGCATGTTTTAATGCAGAACGATAATTTAGAATTTCTTTTAACTCATCATCTTGAATATCAGTTTGGTTACCAGCTTCATGATTAAGAATATCTTCAAGCGTTGCGTGAGTACCTTCTAATTTAGAAGATAACACGGCCTCTTGTGTAGTGATAGGTGATAAAAGCAAAATAGGATTCGGCGTATTAACTAAAAAGCCTTTATATTCACCTAATGCCATATTCGCCTCGGAAGATAGTTTAATTAATTCAGGAGTGAGTAAATTAAAAGTATCAAAAGGTAAACGTTCAGGCTCATATGGTGGCGGTGCAGATCTACGCAATTCTACAAGCCTTTCATCCGTAATATTAGACATAAAATATAACTCCTATAAAATAAGCAACATAATATAATTGGAAAGTTTTACAGTATATGATGATAAAAATCAATAGTTTCTAACATATCATCTGTAAGTTCTTTCCGCCTTACCATATGTTCAATTAAATTAACATGATGATCTATGTGAAAATCATCATTAATGATATGCAGCAATTCATGCTTTATTTCGTTACGCATATCTTCAAATGACATATTCTTGCGAATATAAATGTTGTGTACACCTTCATCTTCCCCAGTTGATGAAATGGCTTTCACATTAGGAATATCACACTCAATAATATTAACAACCACTCTCTAACATCCCCCATTACAAGTTTATTTGTGTTTAAGTTTGAGCAATTCTATATATTCTACAGCTTTTTCCATATCTTCCTTTGAGATGCCACGAGATGCGGAGAATAACATACGCATTTCTGGACGAGTGCGAAGCATTTCCGCATATTCTGCAGTATCTTTATTTAAATAATACTCTTCATCTGTAGACTGGGTTAAAGACTCCATTTGCTCTGTAGTAATACCAAGGCCTTTGCAAATTTTAATTACATTGTCAATTGATGCACCGCCAACATTTTGTAAGATAGAGCGCAATGTACTATATGGCATATCAATTCTTTGGGCAAAACCTTTAACAGTATCAATTTCCGCTATGCGTGCTTTTAAAAATTCTTCTCGTGTCATAGTTAAACTCCTCTATATATTAACTATATATACATATACTATCATTTGTAAAACGAAATATCAATATTTAAATACGAAATATCATATATAAACAATAGTTAAACGAAATATCACATAACTTAAATTGGACAAATGCGAAATATCGCACTATAATAAAAGCATAATCAATGCGAAATATCGCACCAATAAAAAGGAGGTGAAAAATATGTATGCTAATTTATTGGCAGAAATTGCAAGAAAAGGGTGGAATAAAAAAGTATTAGCAAAAACGCTAAAGTGGAGATATGCAACATTAATTGACAAATTAAATGGGAAATATCCACTTACACTTGAAGAAGCGTTGAAGATTAAAGATACATTAGGCACAGATTTGCCAGTAGAAACTCTTTTTTTTAAACAATAACACGAAATACCACACTTTCATAAAGAGGTGAAATCAAATGAAAGAGAAAAAGTAAAATGCCCCAAATGTAATGTGGAAGTAATTGATGGAAACTTCTGTGAACATTGTGGGGCGAAATTAAAAGAAGTATGTGATTGTTGGGTATTAAAGAAAAAATACAATTGTGGTTTTGACGAATGTAAAGGTTATAAGTTGTTAATTGATAGTATCAAGGGAAAAGAATTTTCTTGATGCTTTCAGATATAACATCCGTAATGACATTTTTGGCTAAACTACCGATTTCAGAAGGTAATTTATTAAACAATAATCTTAGTTTTAAAGCGGTTACTTCTGCTTGAGGAGTTTTATCAAAGATGATTGGTAAATAAGACATAAAATGTTGTTTTTCATCTTCGGTTAACTGATCTTGCATATCTAAGAGTTCTGATATTGAGTTTAAAGTGCTTTCAGTCCAAGGAAATGGATGTCCACAATGATGGCAGTATTTAGGTGGTGTATAGGTTGAAACACCAAAAACACCAGGAACATCATATTGACCACGAATAGGGGTATTACATTCTGGACAAGCAGAAATAGTCTCAGCTTTACATTCAGGACAGAAATTAGATAGGTGCGCAGTGTAATTAGTATTAGATGTAATAACATGTCCGTTTTTACAAATTTGTGCAGTTCGATAAACACCAGACATTATAATCACCTCCTTTTGAGATGAGTATAGCATGAAAGAAGCTCATATAGTAGGGGAAATATAAATGAAAGAAATAAGAATGGCAGGAACAATAAAAATTGATTTTACTCATCCGATGCAGATGCATATGAAGAATATAAGCAATAAGTTAAATGATTTAGTGGTTGCAATTAATTCAGCAAGAAAAGACGGATACAACATAAAAGTAGATTTCAGCAAATTAGAACAAGAAGATTAAACAGAAAGGAATGTGTAGTAATGGAAAGTGTTCAACCAAAGTATGTTCCTATTAGCACACTAGCTAAGATATGGGGGCGCAGCAAAATGTATATCTATAGAAGAATAGATATGATCCGCAATGAAGGTAGATTTAATGAAATCTGTATGCAACTAGGACCACAACAA